TATGTTTCCAAGTACATCAATGTAGTTAAGAACAACCGCGCCTATTCCCTGCCTAATCAGGATCCGGCAAACTGTATCACGTTCGATCGGGCGGTTGAGGTTTGCTATAACAAGGGCGCAGGGTGGCATCTTATGACGGCGGCAGAATGGGGCGTATTGCATAATCTCATTACGGCAGCAGGATTAGAGCCGCGCGGCAATACGGCGCAGGGAAAGTCACATATAAAGGCGTATGAAAGGGGCGTATTAAGCCCGCAGAACCCTACAAACGTATACCGGACATTGACCGGCACTGGAGGCAAGAATTGGGAGGCGTTGGGCGTAAATGATATTGTCGGAAACGTGCATAAATGGGTTGTGGCGCGTTTGGTAAATGGGGAAATTCAGATCGTGCCGAACAACAACGCAGCGATCCATAATACCGATTTAAGCGCGAATAGCGCAGCATGGCGGGCAATCATGCCAAACGGTACATTGGTTGCGCCGGGGACGGCAGGAACGCTGAAATTTGACTATACCGGCAATCCCGCCAACGGTACGGCGGCATTTCATATTACAACCACATTAGAGCATCAGCAGGCAGACGATAACGCCGGATATGGCGCAAAGGATTTTGGAACGCTGACAGCAAAAACCGGCGTAACGATCCCCGATCTGTTAAAAGCCCTTGCATTTTTCCCGAACAGCGACAAGACCGGCAGAGGGTTTATGTATTTCCGCAACAATGGGGAGCGGTTGCTTCTTCGTGGCGGTTCTTATGGTGATGGCGGCTTCGCAGGGGAGGCTTTCGGCAATTTCGCCGACCCGCGTTCTAGCTCCGATGTGCATGTGGGGCTGTTTTCCGCTTATGTGGATCCTGCGCTTTATGCTTGATCCTTGTGGCGTATGCGGCAGCATACGCCTATTTTTTTGAGAGGCTAAAAAGATGCAGAGAAATTTTAGGGCAACGGCAAAGCCGCCCGATCCGAAGGTGGATCTGCTGATTTTCAAGAAAGCGCGGGAAATGATTGCATACGGCAATGATTGTCTGTATAACAAACAATTCCCGCGCAAGTATCGCGTTGGAAACGCGATCGGAGCGCAGATCGAAAGGGCGATGTATGACATTTTGGACGGACTGACAGAGGCGGCGACAAAGGAACACAAGAAAACGGCATTGACGCAGGTAGATCACAAAATACTGTATTTGCGGCAGCTTTTAATTACGGCGGTGGATCCGAAAATGAATACCGCCGCCGTTTTAATACCGCTTGACAGTCAAAGAAAGTGGTGCGAAATGTTGGAGGAAATGGGTAAAATTTTAGGTAGTTGGCTTAAAAAGCTAAATTCATAAAGCAAACTATGGGGAATATGCCGTAACGGTTGCTTATTCGTGGCGGTAATTATGGTAATGGCGGCAACGCAGGAGAGGCTAACGGCAATTTCAACAACCCGCGTTCTAACTCCAATGTGAATGTGGGGCTGTTTTCCGCTTTTCTCATATAGTCAGATTGCGCCGCAACACGCGGGCGGCGCAGCGTACAGAGAGAAGAAAAGGGGCATATTTCCCTGCCTGCAGGGGTGCGGGCAAAACAAAAATTTCCATGAATACGGTTAGTAGCAAAAGCGAAAGGCGTAACGCATGGAGTATTAAGGCAATAAAAGTATGAAAAAATTTAATGTAACCTATGAACAGATTACAAGCTATACAAATATTTATGCAGCTTATTTAGATGCACGAAAAGGAAAAAGTGAACGCAATGAAATTATGCGCTTTTCAGTAGAACTTGACAGCAATTTAAACAGCTTATACAAGGAACTGGAGGAAGGGCGTTACAAAGTAGGCGGGTACAGAATTATTTATATTTATGTGCCAAAGAAACGGCTTATTATGGCGTTACAGTTTCGGGATCGTGTTCTGCAATGGGCTATTTATAGGGTACTCAATCCACTTTATGAGAAAACCTACATAAAAGACAGTTACGCTTGTATCAAGGACAGAGGCAGAGAAAAGGCGGCGGCAAGGCTGCAATATTGGTTACGGCAGGTAGACAGAAAGCCGGAACAATACTATTACTTGAAACTTGACATATCGAAATTCTTTTACCGAGTGGATCACGAAATACTGTTAGAGATTTTGAAACGCCGGATCAAGGATCCGAGGCTGATAAATCTATTCAGTATCATTATAAATTCGGAGAAAAGAGCCTTCGGGTTGCCGTTGGGCGTGGATCCTTGTGAAGTAGATCCGCGCGAAATGCTATTTGATAAGGGTATGCCGATCGGTAATCTGACAAGTCAGATGTTTGCAAATATCTACATGAACGAAATGGATCAGTACATCAAGCATGAATTACGCATAAAGCATTTGATCCGGTATGCAGATGATACGGTTATTTTGGTGGAGAGCAAAGAGAAGGCGCATTGGGCGTTAGGGAAAATAGAAACTTTCCTGCTTGAAAAATTGCGGCTAAATCTGAACAGCAAAACCGCCATAAGACCGGCAAGCTGCAATGTTGATTTTGTGGGGTATGTGATAAACAAAGACGAAATACGGCTAAGATCCGCGACAGTTAAAAGAATGAGATCCCGCATAAAGTACATTGTGAAAGCATACGAGCGCGGAGAAATGACTTTAAAGGAAGTGAACGCAACCATGCAAAGCTATTTCGGGCTGCTAAAGCATTGCACAAATGCGGGGCTGAAAGAAAACATCATAAACGGTTTTGTGCTGCATTGCACCGATGCGGCGCGGGCTAAAGCACTGGAAAGCCGATAGGCTTTATTTTTTTGCAAAGAAAAGGAGGCAGACAATGAAAGAATTTTTTGCAGCAATGAGGACACCGGACGCGGCAGGTTTGAGCGTGTCGGCATTTTTTACGGCGGTAGCGGCGGCATTGGGAAAGATACCGGTTATTCTGATCTTATTCATGGCGGCGGTTGTGATTGATTATGTGACCGGTTGGATCAAGGCAAAGTATTTTTTGCGGGATTGGAACTCTAAAACCGGATTGCAGGGCATCATCAAGAAAGTTATGTATTTCGTGATGATCGGAACCGCCTTTTTGATCGGGTGGGGCATTAAGGAAATGGGAGCGGGCGCAGGGTTGAATTTAGATTTTGCTATGCTGATCGGTTGGTATGTTACCGCTGTTATGCTTGTGAATGAGTTTACAAGCATTTTAGAAAACCTTTATGTAATCATGCCGGAGAAGGTGCCGGTTTGGCTGATAAAAACATTAAAGATTGCAGATGAAAAGATCGAGGGCAAGATCAATGATTTGGTTTGCAAAAATCAGAATTGCGAAACCTGCGAATTAAAAGATCGCTGCAATCTGAAAAAAGAGGGAGGCGCGGCAGATGAAAATTAACGAGTTGGCAGCAAAGGCGGCGGGCATCATTTTTGACAATGAAGGAAACTATGGCAGCGTAAATAAAAATGACAATGGGGCGGTTTCAGTCGGAAGGCTGCAATGGCATGGCGGCAGAGCCGCCGCCCTGCTTAAAAAGATCATAAGCGCGGAGCCGGACGCAAAAAGCATTTTAGGCGGTGCGCTTTATGGGGAAATTACCGGAGGCGCAAATTGGGCGGCGCGTATCGTTACCGCAGCAGAGGCGGCAAAGCTGAAAGCGATTTTAACAACCAAAGCGGGGAAAGCGGCGCAGGACGAGCAGGCGATCGCAGATGTGGAAAGCTACATCAAAAAGGGGCAGAGTTACGGCTTGACCGATGCGGGCGCACTGATCTATTTCGCGGACGGCGTAAACCAGTACGGAACCGCCTCCGCGTTATGGAAAAAGATCGCGGCAGAGGCGTTAAAGGGCGCGGGCGATGTGCGGGCAATGTATGAGGCAACCATAAAACACACAAATAAATATCTGACACGCCGCAAAAAGGTATATGAAAAGGTGGCGGCGATGCAGGAAAAGGAGGACACCATGACGGAAAAACAGTTAAGGGAAAAGGCAGTAAATACCGCGAAAGCGTGGGCGGGCTGCAAGGAGAGCAACGGAACGCATAAAAAGATCATTGACCTTTACAATTCTGTAAAGCCCCTGCCGCGCGGGTATGCGGTAAAGTATAATGATGCGTGGTGCGCGACATTTGTTAGCGCGGTAGGCATCGCGGCGGGATTGTCAAGAATTATCCTGCGTGAATGTGGGTGCGGCGCAATGATCGATCTCTACAAGGCGGCGGGGCGTTGGCAGGAAAATGATGCTTATGTGCCGAGCGCGGGCGATGTGGTTTTTTATGACTGGCAGGACACCGGCAAGGGCGACAATACCGGCTATCCGGATCACGTTGGTTTGGTGTGCGGCGTTTCCGGCAGCACTATTAAAGTGATCGAGGGAAATAAAAATGATGCGGTGGAATACCGCGATTTGCCGGTAAACGGCAGGTACATCAGGGGTTACGGATTGCCGGACTATAAGAGCATGGCAACGGCAGCAGAACCGGAGAAACCGGCAGCACCGGCGAAAAAGAGCGTTGCGGAAGTGGCGCGGGAAGTAAAAGACGGTAAATGGGGTAACAATCCCGACAGAAAGAAACGGTTAGAGGCAGCGGGCTATAATTACGCCGAAGTGCAGGCGGCGGTTAATGCCCTTATGAACGGATCCGGAGCGGCAACATACACCGTAAAGAAAGGCGATACGTTGAGCGCGATCGCAAAGAAACATAATACAACGGTTGCCGCCCTTGCAAAGCTGAATAACATTAAAAATGTAAATGTTATCAACGTGGGGCAGGTTTTAAAGTTGAGATAAGGAGGCACACATGGCAGAAAACAAGGCAAGCAGGGCGGCAGGAGAGGCGCAGGAGCCGCCCAAAAAGGAAAAGGCATATAAAGTTACCTGCGGCACATTTAAAGCCCGAAATGAGGCGTTGCAGAGGGCAGCAGAGGCAAGCAGGGCGGGCGTTCATGTGTCGCTGACAATCTGCAAGACGGAGTATAGCCTGCTTTATGCCGAGGGCATGACGAAAGCAGAGGCAGAGGCGGCAAAAAAGGCAATCGAGGCGAAAAAGGTAAAAGCCGAGGTTTCCGAACAGTAAAGAAAATGTAATTGCAATGTTGGGGTATGGCGCAGGCTGTACCCCTTTATTTTTGTGCGCGGAAATATTTTTTAAAATATTACGCAATATGTATTGACATATTGCGTAATATGTAATATAATGAATATATCAAATAAAGAAACGGAGGATATAGGAATGTATATAGACGGAATGAAAAGTATTGAATTATCAAACGGACAGATTGTGGAAGTCCTTAAAAATTTAAAAGACACAATCGAATTTATGAAAGATTGCTATATTGAAAACAAGGATTATCTTGACGATGATAGCAGCCTTTATGTTGAATATAAAGACGGCAGCTATTATTATTTATCGGGATCCGTTGAAGAAGGCAAATTTAAAAGAACAGGAATTAAAACAGTTATAGAAGATAATCCGCGTACTTATACAGTGTATGGAAAATGGAAAGCAATAAAAACAGATGATAATGACGATGATGAAAATTGTTGCTATATCATTGAGCCGGTATAAAAGAATAGGAGGGCAGGAAAATGGCAGAGTATAGCGTATTGGTACAAGCCGCAATCAAAGAGGCACAGCAGACGGCGGCAGAGCAAAGGAAGAAAGCCACAGTTTCGGAAATATACGAAGGGCGGCTACTGGAAACGGAATACATAAAGCGCGGCGGCGCGATTTGGCAGCAAATAAGGGTTGACGGAAAAGTAACAAGCGAAAACAGAGTATATAAAGTAAATTCTGATAAACCATATACAAGGGGTTTCGGGCGGTATTGGTATTTGGACGATGAGGCAAAAGAGGCGATGCAGGCAGTTTTATAAAATTTGAAAATATTACGCAATATGTATTGACATATTGCGTAATATGCGTTATAATATTCATGTAAACAGTTAAGGGGCGACACAAAGGAAAGGAAACAAGCCCCATGATAAAGTTAATAGAAGTTTTGGCAGAAATAGCAATAGTAACGGTCATTGTCTTAGAGATAATCAAGGACATAAAAAATAGGGTTGACAGCGACCAAACCGACAACCCTAAAGACGATAAAGAGCAGTAGTAACTAAGTAACCAAAGCCCCTTAACTGATTTACATTATATCATGGGAGCCGGAAAAGTCAAGAAGGGAGGGCTGAAATTGCGATCCAACAATGAGTTTAACCAAATTGCATACCAAAACGACTATATCAAAGAAAAGTACGACCGGATCAATTTAACGGTGCCAAAGGGCAGAAAGGAGGAAATAAAGAGAAGGGCAGCAGCAGCGGGAAAGAGCGTAAACGAATATATAAACAGCTTAATTGATGATGATATGAAATAAAAAGGTTTGGCGCGTGTAAAGGGCGGCAGGTAGACTATTACCCGCCGCCCTTCGGCGTGTGCAGAAAGGAAGATGATACAATTTTATGAAATCTTTTAAACAATTTACATATAATGACCGGTTGCGGTTGGAGGTATTGGTTAAGGCAAAGCATACACCAAAAGAGATTGCGGAAATTCTACATTTCCATATAAGCACGATTTATAGGGAATTAGACCGAGGGCAGTTTGAGGCGTTAAATTCGGATCTTACAAAAGAAATGAGATATAGCCCCGACATAGCGCAGCAGCATAAAGAGGAGGTTTTAGCTGCAAAGGGCGCGGATCTGAAAATCGGGAATGAGCAGGCATTTGCTGACCGGATAGAGGAAATCATAATCAATGAGGGGTACAGTCCTGCGGCGGCACTGGCAAAAGTGAAAGCTGAAGGATATGATTTTTCAATATGCGTAACCACTCTATACAGTTACATTGATAAGGGCGTTTTTCTGAATTTGACAATGAAACACCTGCCGGAAAAGAGGAAAGGGAAAAAGAAACATAAGCGGAAAACCACACAAAAGCGGGCAACAAAAGGGGAGAGCATCGAGAACAGACCGGACGAAATAGACACGCGGGAGGAATTTGGGCATTGGGAAATGGATACCGTTGTAGGGGCGCGGGGAGTTTCTAAAAAATCTTTATTGGTACTGACAGAGAGAAAAACGCGCAAGGAAATTATTTTTTTACTGAAAGAGCATACATCGGCAGCAGTTGTAAAGGCATTAGACCGGTTGGAAAGGAAGTTAGGAAAGAAATTTAGGGAAATCTTTAAAAGTATAACCGTAGACAATGGATCGGAATTTGCGGATTGGGAAGGCATGGAGCGATCCAAGCGCAGCAAGAAGAAAAGGACAAAAATATATTACTGTCACCCATATAGCAGTTGGGAGCGTGGCAGCAATGAGAACCAAAACAAATTAGTACGCCGTCACATTCCAAAGGGCGTAAATTTTGATGATAAGACGCAGGGGGATATTGACGACATAGCGGAATGGATCAATAACTACCCGCGCCGCCTGCATGAGTATAAGACGGCAGAGGAATTATATAATAAGGAACTGGAAAAGATTGCAGCATAGAACGAATGTTTGTTACGCAAGCAACCTTTATTTCGTGCGCCCATTTTTAGGCATCGCAGAAAGCGATCCGGATCCGGATCTGCATCGCACCATAACCAAAACTTTTATT